TGAACACACTGTGCTCAGCAACGTTGCCGTAGGTGGTGTATGCAGTCTTGCGAATAGCATCATCGACCACCGATGCAATGTCATGGGAGATGTAATTATCCCCAGCATACTTCTCAAATTCCTTGGAGAGCTTAGAGTATTTCTCGGCAACATCGGTGGAACTCTCTTCTTCCTTGGAAGCAACTTGCAACAATTTTGCAATCTTCGGGTGGGTTCTCCCAACCTTCTCCACAATCTCATCATCAGTGAGGATGTTGTTCCTTGCCATTGCACTGTTGTAGCTCTCTGCATCGGCTCTGTGCCAAAAAGCCTCGACGGCATCTGCTATCTTCTTATACTTGTTCTCATTTATACAGGCTGCGGCCTGGCTTGCATATATACATAGGTACGGGGTAATCATTCTTACAGTATTAGAACAAATTTTTTAAGTTAGTTTACCGCGATGCTATATCGACAAAAACCCATACTTATTATGTCTTCAACTATTAGTTGTAAATGTCGGAAGCTTATATCATATCGTGGTGCAAAAAGAGAGGCTACTATGGCCGCACTGGGGATCTCTCACATGTTCTCCTAGACAAAGGAGTCCTATGTGTGCCAGATAGCTCCCAAGAGGAATTCCTATCAGAGTATGCCCGTGGAGTTGTAAAGGGCGGAAAGTTCTCATGCATTGTGGAATACAAGCCGAAGGTATTTAGAATGTTTTATGATCTGGACATAGTTGCGACAAAGAAACTTGCCGAGACAATGACATCTGGCACCTTTCCGGAGGAAATTGATGAGATCCTCAAGGAGATATGTGGCACCACCGCAGACTTGTTCGACATCAGTAAAACAGAAGTGACATTGTGTGTTTCAAATGTCAGCAAGAAGGTCGCAGATGGAGTAAAGGTAGGAATTCACCTAACATTCAGCAACATCTTTGTCACCTCAACAGTTGCATTGCACGTTCGAGGCAAGGTCCTCGAGAAACTCGAAGAAAGAAACAATCCGTTTATCAACAAGTGGGAGGATATTGTTGACGCCGCGGTTCACAAGGGAAGTGGTATGCGTCTTCCTTGGGCATCAAAACCAACGGAACCCAACAGGGTATACGTACCAAAGATTTCATATACGTTGGAGCGTGGGGCAGACGTAAAGGAAGAGCAGCTCGCAGAAATTCAAAATTCTTTTGCAGCAACACGGTCGCTGTTATTGAAAGTGTCCCTGAGGACAAGAGGAACTCTTACCCAACTTGTTGATAGCATAGCAGACGATAGTTTTGAATCTCCATCGATGACAGGGTCCATCCAACACTCATCCCTTGCGGAGTATTCAGAAATTGTCAAGGAAGTGGAGAAGGTAATCCCCAAGGAATATGAGGGCCATGTCACAGGGGTGTTGAAAACGGAGTTTGTATACATGTTTCGCCATTCCTCAAAGTATTGCGCAAATGTCGAAAGGCAACACCATTCATCAAACACGTACTTCTTGGTTTCGAGGTCTGGGCTGAGGCAGTGTTGCTATTCTAGAAAAGTAGACTTTGAGGAAAAGAGCTGCCCTTGTGCCAAGTTCAGGGGGGAACTCATGGAACTTCCAAGGAAAGTGATGGCAGAACTGTTTCCCGAATCTCCGCCGCAAACACCAAAAATCGTAGCAAAACCAATGCCAGCGAATCAAACATTCTCAATGGACAAAATAGAGGACTACGTGACAAAAGTTCTAAAACCCGCGGCAAAAAAGTCAAAACCAAAACAAAAGACGGCAAAGAAAAATTCTGTATATTCTATGTTTATGCCTTGAATGCGTAAAATCCTAATCAATAAAATCTCACCATATGTAAAATGAGCACTCAAACAAACGTTCCCGAGCTACCTATGGGGTTGTGCTTGGAATCAGATTACCTCACAGTCCCAGGCCAGAACTTTGCCCTAGTCAGCTTTGTGGGCCCGGAGCACTGTCGCCAGAAGAGCACCAAGTTTGCAATGAAGATCCGCGGCGTGTTTGCCACAGAGGATGAAGCCAAGGCATATGTCAAGCGTCTCCAGCGGGCCGGTGACAACATTGTGGACATTTTCCTGATGTCCATGTACAACTGGGCCCCCTGTCCTCCCGACCCCATGGGTGTTGAGACCCAAGAGTACCAGGAAACCTTCCTGAACGACCTGATGCAAGGCTATGCGGAGTCTCAGCGCTCTGCCAAGGAGGTGTTTGCTGACCGCAAGGAAAAGGTGATGAAGGATGGTCTGGATGCCCATCTCCTTCCCGAGGAGCGCCTGCCCGCCCCCAAGACATCTCTTCCCGCCCCCGAACCTCTTCCTGCCCTTGAGAAAACCATTGAGGAAGTTCCTGCTGAAACCGCAGAGCCTTTGGACTCCAAGGTGTCTGAGACAGTGGACCGGGTTTTCAACTCTGGCGATGTCTGGAGCGCACGCCATCAGTAAATAACTTAAAAAAATTTTATCTTAATATAGGAGACACCATGGTTTCAAACGCTGACCACTTTCTACTGGCATCACTACACACTTTCTTTGAGGACAAGCAGAACCTAGCAACGATGATGGAAGTTGTAAAGAACCAGACTCTCTCGATGAGAGTGCTTGACTGGTTTGTATCTAATTATTCCAAGAAAAAAAACTTGTTCCTCGTTACAAAAGAAGGTAAGCATTTCAACATATACCTGGAATACAAAGCCTCGCTCAAGAGTTACTCAAAGCGGTATTTTGACCCATTCTGCCGTGGAGTACGTGTCATGTTTACAGATGACAAAGGTAAGGAGTTCTCCACAACGGTGGGGCAGCTAAACTTCTTCCGCTGGGCAATCAAGAATGACCTTGTAGAAAAGTGCAAGAACATTGTGGATGACGTGGAAGATGATATGATTTCCGCAGTAAAGCAGCGGAAGAGCATCGACAAAGGAGAATCAAGGCGGGAGCTCAACAAGGCAAAGATTAAGCAATGCTTAACTACAAACATTGCAGTGACCATTTCTTTCGACTAATTATGTAATCAAAATCAAATAAAAAGAAAGACATCCCAGAAGCATCTTCTTGCAACTGGAATGGCTATATCGACACTCTCTTGTATATATTTTTCTCTTTTCTAAGATACAACAGATCCAACACAATGGCAATCATCAACCAGGAGCCCCTACTCGCTGACATCGGCAACCGCAAGTACTCTGCTTTCCCAATCAAGTACCCCGACGTATTTGCAATGTACAAGAAGGCAGTGTCCACATTCTGGACGGTTGAGGAAGTCCCGTTGAACCAGGACATTGCCGACTGGCGTGACAAGCTCAATGACGATGAGCGTCACTTCATCAAGACCATTCTCGGCTTCTTTGCAGGCAGCGATGGCATGGTGATGGAGAACATTGCAAACAACTTCTCCACGGAAGTCACCGACCCTTCTGCGCGTCTATTCTATGCTTACCAGATGTTCAACGAATCCATCCATTCGGAGATGTACTCTCTCCTGCTTGATGCGCTCATTGAGGACGACGCCGAGCGGAACTCTCTCTTTGATGCAATCGAAACAATCCCCGCGGTTGGAAAGAAGGCAGCGTGGGCACAGAAGTTCTTGTCGCAGGACAAGTCATTTGCGGAGCGCCTTGTTGCCTGGGTATGTGTGGAAGGTTTGCTGTTCTCTGGCTCCTTTTGCGCAATCTTCTGGCTCAGGAACCGCGGAGTGATGCCTGGTCTGGGTCTGTCCAACGAGTTCATCAGTCGCGACGAGGGTCTGCACCAGCAGTTTGGCGAGCTCCTGTACTCAAAGCTGGAGAACAAGCTGTCTCTGGCACAGGTGAAGGCAATTGTGGAGGAGGCAGTTGCCAACGAAAAGGAATTCATCTGTGAGGCAATTCCTTGTCGTATGATTGGCATGAACTCTGAACTGATGGGACAGTATCTGGAGTTTGTGGCAGACCGCATCTTCGTAGCACTTGGCCATCCCAAGCAGTACAATGCCACAAACCCCTTCGACTTCATGGAGCTAATCTCTCTGGAGGGCAAGTCAAACTTTTTCGAGAAGCGCGTCTCGGAGTATCAGCGACCTGGTGTGATGAACCCAGAAGACAATGTGTTTGACATGGACGGCGACTTTTAAACAGTAGACTTTATCTCTATATCTACATTCTTGGCAACATCTGTGTAAAACTTCTTACTACCATGAGGCAACTTATACATCCGGTGATCGCCGGCAGCACACATCTTGACAACTTCAGCGCCAGAGATAGGTTCATCTTTCTTTTTACCAGTTTCAAAAGCAGGCTTTGTGAGATCCTTCAAAGGGA